TTACAAATTAAATATGGAGTATACGGTGCACTAGGTTGGTATGTAGTTACTAATATTGGCATTATTGAAGCAATGAGGTTAATGTGATAGGGTTTATAACAAACATAGCACCAATAGCTTTAGGATTTATAGGTAAGTTGCTTGCTTTAAAAAGTCAAGCGTCTTCAGAAAATCAAAAGTTAATGATAGAATCACTTCAAGCTCGTAATGATTCTATTAATCAAGCTAGAACTCTTTCACAAAATGAAGGGGGCTGGGCAAAATTAAACAGAAGAGTAATTATATTTGTAATACTTGCTTTAATTATATTTACACAAGTAGCACCAGTATGGTTTAATGTTCCTACAGTAATACCTACAGTAATAGAAGGCTTTAGTTTTTTAGGTTTTCAAATAACACCTGATGTAATAGATTATGTAACAATCCAAGCAGGTTCAGTACTCAAGATGGATGAGATATTTGGATGGGCAACAATGATTATTGAGTTTTACTTTGGTGCACAATTAGCAAAGGGGAAATAAATGACGTACAGAGAATTAATTAATGAAATATTAGTAAGACTTAGAGAAGAAATAATTCCTGTTGATTGGTCTGGAAACATTAACGATAGCACTACTATTACAGATTATCAGAAAGTAATTGGTTCTTTGGTAAATGACTCTAAAAGAACTATAGAATCTTATCACGATTGGTTAGCTTTAAGAGAAACTAAAAGCTTAGCTACTGTGGCAGGAACTAAAAACTATAGTTTACTTTCTGGTCAAGAATTTAAAATATTAGATGTTGTCAATACTGCAACAGGAAGCAATTTATCTCAAGTTAGTAAAACATATTTAAACAGTATAAAATATCCAACAGACCCTACAGGAGAACCCAATTGTTATGGATTTACTGGGGTTGATGCACTTAATAATTTATTAGTTGATTTATCGCCAATACCTACAAGCGTCCAAACAATTAATTTTGATATAGTCAAGTATCAAGATGAATTAACTTTGTCTGCTACTGTATTAAAAATCCCACACAAACCAGTTATGCTTGGTGCTTTTGCTCGTGCAATATCAGAAAGAGGAGAAGACGGAGGAACTCAAAGTTCTTTAGCTGCTCAAGAAGCTATTGATGCTACAAATCAAGCTATTATTTTAGATAGTGGAAATACTCAATATGAAACTGATTGGTACGTTTCATCACATTATAATAATACTAACCGATAATGGCTAAGCAGTTATCATATAAACCTCTAATAGATATAGGTATTAATGGTTTAAATACGCAAACTAATCCTGCTTCATTAGGACCAGATTTTCTTGTTCAAGCAGAAAATATAGTTATTAAAGAATCTGGACGTGTATCTATACGCAAAGGTTTAAAACAAATGACAATCCCTACAGGAACGTCAATAGATTCTATGGTCGAACATAACGACCAAGGAACAACTAAAATATTTGCAAGTTATGGAACGTCTATTTATACAGTAAATTTTGCAACTCCAAATGCTGCTTTTCCTTCAAGTGGTGCAGACGTTAAACATACTGTAGCAGGAACAAAAGGAGATTGGCAATTTATTAATTTTAATAATAGATTGCATTGTCTGCACTCTGGTGTAGTACCTCAAAGATATGATGGCTCTGCTCCATCAAATGAAAAATGGTCTACTACTTATGCTACTAACGCAATAAATATTGCTAATGGCAGTGAAACTCCGGCTGTTGGAAATATTGTTAAAAATAAAACTTATCAAATTACAGTTTTAGGAACTATACCTACTCCGTTTGATTTAGTTGGTGGTAATACTGACAATGCTGTAGGTGAGGTTTTTACTGCGACTGAAACCAGTGCTGCTGCAATAAGTGAATCAATAGCTGCTAATAAAATGATAGCAACTACTAGATATAAAATTATTAATTTAGGAGATACAGACTTTACTTTAAACGGACATAGTGGTGTTGTTTTAGCTGTAGGTTCTTTTGTAGTTGGTACGTCTTATACTATTAAAACTGTTGCTAGTACTAATTTTGTAGCAATAGGTGCATCAGCTAATACAGTAGGAATTGTATTTACTGCAACTGGAGTTGGTTCTGGAGGGAGTGGTACTGCTACAAGTCGACCAATAGTAGATGACGTGTTTGAAGCAAACGATGTCTTGGGTATTGGAACTGGTCTTGTTGCAGAAGTTTTTGATGGCACTAATGGAAAAGTAGTAGAAGTAAAAACTAATCCGACTCTTGCAACTATTACAGTAGATAGCACTACCGGGTTTCCTAGTAATGGTCAAATCATTATTGGCGAAGAAATAATTTCTTATTCTGGAAAAAGTTCAACTACATTTACTGGATGTACTAGAGGTTCGAGAGGAAGCGTTGCTACACATCATTTAGATAATGCTGTAGTTACTAATGATACTTCTCCTCCTACTGTTACTGATGGAGAATTTAAACCTACTTGTGGTACTGGTTTTTATGGAAGACTTTGGGTAGGTGGAGTAGCAGAAGAAAAAGATGTGTTACATTATTCAGCTTTATTAGATGGTGATGATTTTACTTTAAGAAGTGGTGGCGGTGCTTTTGATTTAAAGAACGTATGGGGTAAAGACGATATTACTGCAATAGCTCCTTTTTATGGTCAGCTTGCAGTTTTTGGGAAGAATAACATTGCCTTATATTCAAGACCTGATTCAGTATCTCAAATGCAACTTAGTGAAGTTATAAGAGGAATAGGTTGTATTTCTAGAGACTCAGTTCAAGCGATTGGAGATGACTTAGTATTTTTATCTTCTACTGGTCTTAGGTCTTTAGCTCGTACTTCAGAAAAAGATAAGGTTCCTCTTACCGATTTATCTGTAAACATTAAAGATACATTAATAAGAAATTTAGGACAAAGTACAAAAATTAAATCTGCATATATTGAAAATGAAGGCGTATATGTTATGTCTTTTGCAGCAAGCAATAAAACTTACATCTTTGATTTTAAACACTTAACTCCTAATGGAGCACCTAGAATTACAACTTGGAATTTTGCTGACAAAAAACAACCAGTAAGTATAGCCTATACTGAATTGTATGGTATGTTAGTAGGACAAGAAGATGGAGGCATTGCAGAATATGTAGGTTATTTTGATACAACTGCATCTTTTGACTCAAGTAATAATTCTGTTGTACAAACTAATGCTTCTTATACAAGTTCTTTTTCTACAGTATGGTTAGATTTAGGAGAATCTGTAGCAGCTTCTTTATTAAAAAGATTATTTATGACTTTAGAAGGAGGCTCTGGTTCTACTTTGTTTTTAAAGTGGTACAAAGATTTTAGTATTACAGCTTCTAAAACAACAGCTTTTATTTTAAATCCTAGAACTGTTGGATTTTCTGATTTATGGGGAAAAAGTCCGGGAACAGGACTCGTTCCTATAGTTCAGCCTGCTAGTACATTATATGGAGCGCATACAGTAACAACTCTTACAGTAGGTTCTCTTGTTGTTGGAAGTTATTATGCTATTGCTAGTCTTGGTACTACGACACAAGCTCAATGGAATACCCTTGCTGGTACAACTAATTCACCTATTACTTATATAGTAGGCTCTGTGTTAAAAGTTTCTGTAAATAGTCAAAGTATTGGTAATGGAACAGTTGTAAGTCATACACACCTTGCGGCTAATCACATTAGAAATGCTACTTTTGCACCAGTATACGGATTAAAAGAATATAGGACTCCATTAGTGGGTTCAGCAAAATACCTTAAAATTTCTATTGAAATAATAAGTAATGGTTATTCTACATCATTACAAAATATGACACTTTTACACAAACAAGGGAAAATAAGATAATGGCAAATTATGCACAAGTTATAGGATGGTCTGGGAAAGATTCTTTAGGTGACACAGATGTAAATAAAATAATAAGTGGTGCTGAGTTTCATACAGAATTTACTGCAATAGAAAACTCAATACTAACTAAAGCAGATATTAATGGAGATGCTTCAGAAGGATTTAGTGTTTTAAAACCTACTTCTGCTACTGATAATACAAGCAAAGTACCTAGTACAAATTGGATAAATACATTTGTAACCGCTAGAGAAGCTGCTCGTACTAACGGTGCTGGAAAAAGAACAGTAAGCACAAGCGATGCTAGTGGTGGTGCTAACGATGACATACATTATAAAGTAGCTCCTTAATATGACTGCTCCATTAACAAAAATTAAAAACGCAGGTGTATTTAAAACTGTGTCTGGAATAGAAGTAAACCAAAATGGAACTTGGAAAAGAATTGTTAAAGGAGAAGTAAATCAAAATGGAACTTGGAAAACATTTTTTGTAAATAAAACTACAATTACTATTTCACAAAACACACCTAATATAGATTTAGATAATTATGGTCCTGTTACTGCTGCAGCTAAGTTAGGTGATGTCGATATAATTATTGCTGGTGATGTTATTGTTTATTCAACCAGTCCTAATGTGCCTGCTTTTAAAACCGGAACAGAAATTGATGGCATACTAACTATTATTTTTAATGATGGTCAAATTATAGGTGGTGGTGGTTCGGGAGGTAATGGTGGAGCTCCTAGAGTAGCAGGAACTGCTGGTGGTACTGGTGGAATTGGATTACTTGTAGAAAAAAATATTGTTATTGATAATAATAACAGTGGAAGCGTTGCACACGTTCTTGGCGGTGGTGGAGGCGGAGGTGGCGGAGGTGGCGCATTTCACGATGACAATTTTACTTCAGAAGACGATGCTGCTGGCGGTGGTGGTGGCGG